ACGAAAGCTTTAGAAACTTGTGCCGTTCCTATTTCTAACCTATTAGCAGAACCATCATACTTCATCCACGCTTGGTGCGCTCCACCATCCGTCTCAGCGAAAGCAAGTTTACCACTATTTGTGGAGTTTCCTGTTTCTGCATTTATTAAAATTGTTGGATCAGAATCTCCTTGAACATTTAATAAAGCATTAGGACCAGTTGTTCCTATGCCAACGTTGCCTCCGTTTTCAATGACCATTCTGTCATGAACTCCTCCTGTAACGAAAGAGAAATCATTAGCACTTAAAACTAATTGTTTGTATGTGGAGGCTGATCTCTTGTAACTGAATATAATGTTCCTGTTGTAAGCGTCTTGAGGTATGAATTCTAAACCCGTTCCACCTGAATCTACTACAGTTAGTAAACTGCTTGGACTCGTTGTCCCTATACCAACATTACCATTTGCCTGAACGGTCATCACCGAAGTTCCGCCTATAGAAGTGTCGAGAATTTGGTAACTACCATTGCCACCAGACTTAATTCTCCAATCAGTAGAGCCTCCACGAAGGAATTGAATATACGGAGAACCCCCAGTTGGGATAAGATTAATTTCACTACTGTCACCCGTATTCTTTGTCCTTAACAAGCCACCAAAATAACCACTTCCTATGGTTTCTAGCTTGTAGGTCGGATTTGTCGTTCCTATACCAACGTTTTGATCCGTATCAATAGTAATAGCTGTTGTATCGCCAGTTTCAAAAGATAATTTTTTACTAGCTATGGTTCCAATCTGTAAACCATCAGTATCATCATATCTAATTAAGGAGCTATTACTTGACTGGCTTAATCTTATAGCAGCACCATTAGTATCACTGTTAATGTGTAATGTCGTTTTGGACGCATTACCATTTGGACTCGTTGTTCCGATACCAACGTTGCCATTTTCTTTTATCCTTAATAGTTCAGAACTATCGTTGACAAGGAAAACATAATCTGCATCACCAAGTGTGTATTTTGCATTGAATTCAAAATTACCAGCATTATTAAATGGAATTATATGACCATAACCAATACTGCCATTAGATTGTATAAACTTGTTTTCATTAGATGAGTTATAAGCTATATGGGCAGAACCTTGAACATCTAGTGTGTAAGAAGGTTGAGTTGCTCCAGATAAGCCTACTCCCAAGTTGTAAGGTAAATTTATTTTTCCGCTATCAAAAAATAACATCCTATTACTACTTAGTGTATTATCTCTTAAAGTAGAATAACCCGTATAGTGATTAAAGGATAAATCATTAGTAGAATCACTATCTAATCTTAGAGATGAAACTCCTGAACCAGAAGTTAACACATTAAGCTTAGCGTTCGGAGTCGTTGTTCCTATACCAACGTTGCCAGAGGAATTAATGCGCACTCTTTCACTACCCGCTGTAGAAAAATTGATGGTAGAATCTGCTGGATAACCTATATTAGCTGTTTCACTAACACCGTTTCTCCCTATTTGTATAACATTCCCGTAATCACCATGCCTTAGAACTTTAAGAGGTGTAGCTGCGTATGGACCCACCACTTCCAACCTGTTATCAGGACTAGTCGTTCCGATACCAACGTTGCCAGACGTATCGACAAGCATTCTCACACTTGCTGCATCTGCATCGTACAAAGCAAACTTACCAGCGCCGAAACTATTTCCCGATCCAGAAGAGTATAGAGTCCAATTACGTCCTCCTGTAGATGTGTTATCTAACTCGATAGTAGTCCCTCCTGTCGCACTAGATGAGATATCTAGAGGTGCGCTTGGACTAGTTGTTCCTATACCAACGTTGCCGTCTTCATCGACTCTAACTGCTTCTCCTGAGTTTGTATTAAGGGTAATATACCCAGTAGCGTAGTCATTGTATAACCCTAAATTAGTCTGAGTAGTATGGATGGCTCCCCTTGTAAAGTAGTTAGCTGTACCTCCAAAATAGATCTTCCTTGTCGTTGGGTGATTACCTATGTATAAATCACTATCCCCAATATCCAAGCTACTTCTTGGAGTCGTTGTTCCTATACCAACGTTGCCAGCATTGTCGATTCGTAGAGCTTCTACAGTACCACTACCGTTATAGTAAGTGAACCTAGAGAAAGTGTCCCCATGAAGTGTAAGACCTTGGCCACCTATATTTTCTCTACGGATGTATGCTTGGCTAGCTGCTAGATATACTCTTTCAGGCGCAACTATAGAGTTTGAGTTGGTAGTTAAAATAGGGCCGTAAACATCTGCGAAGCCTGATTGCGCCCCCACTTTTAAATAGACATTCCCTTCGTGGACTTCAAATTTTCTACTCGGACTAGTCGTTCCTATACCAACGTTACCGTCAGAATCAATCCGCATTCGCTCATACATCGTACCAGCGTCCTCTTTCGTTTCAAAAGATAGATGTGCAGATGGGTTAGCTCCTCCATGATCAGAATAAATAGCTGTTATTCTAGCAGCATCCAATATATTTCCACCAGAATTAGCAGAAGGTGTTTGGAATGATATTCTATTGAAATTGTTTACAGTTTGATTATTGTTTTGCAGAACCAAATCTCCAGTCGCTGTCCCAGCATCACTAGAAGTATAAGTCGATGATGAATTTTTACTTATCGTAAGTTGAGCTGACGGATCAGTTGTTCCAATACCAACCCTACTATTAGCAATATCAACAAAAACAGTACCATCTGCTACAGCCTCATTACTAGAATTACCAACAAATAAACGACCTTCGTTTAGGTTGGGAACGGCGTTGGAGCGACCAGCACCCATTACGGTAATAGAACCAGCAGAGTTGTCTGACCTCGTCACTTTAGCCATCTTCTGAAGAGCGGAAGCTTCTCCAGTAGGTGCAATACCAGTTAGTTGACCAGCTATATCACTAACAAATAATTCGTCGCCTTCAGAATAATTGCTTGTATCTAAATTAGTAATAGAACCAAAATTGACAACCCGAACGTTCGCGTTAGCGTTTACTGTTTCTTTTGAAACCCCAAATGCTGGCATCTTGTTTGGATCATTTGCGTCAGCTTTTGCTACAACCGTAGTGTTTCCATCAATACCCGAAATATAAACGACTTCTCCAGCAGATAATGCTTCTCCAGCCTTTGCTCTGAATGATACAGCTCCTCGTAAGTCGCCGATAAATTCGTCAGCCTCAACGTCTCCTGTAACAGTAACGTCAGTAGTGATGTCAAGTGATGTACCACTGATGTCGCCAACGATAATTCCCAACTCAGAGCTATTTCCATAACCGAGTACACTATCGAGATCTTGACTGTCAGTCTCTGTAGAGATAGGTGAGAAACCTAATGCGCCCGTGATGTCACCGCTTGTGAGGGTATAAGTTGGATTTGTAGCGCCATCAACTTCAAAGGTAAATACGTTACCAGCTTTGGAAACTCCCGTAAGATAGTAATTCGGATCTGTGGACTCAGAAGAGGTGTTCAAACCTGTAACGTGACCAAAACTATCAAGTAGAACGTCTTGAATATACGTTCTCGCACTGTTGTCGCTACTACTCGCTGCTGCGATACTTGGATGAGCAGTAAGAAAACTACCCGTCTCTGAACTAGTCACAAAGTCGCCTGTATCGTTAACATCTACTGGTGTGTAACCTAAAGCATCAGTAACATCACTGCTGGTGATACCAGTAAGGACCGTATTACCCGCCATCGTGATGTCTCCTGTGACATCCAACCCACCAGTAATATCAACGTCTACATTAAAGATCGCACTATTCGTCCCACTAATAACTAATGCGTCTGTGCCATATTCTCCAATTGTAATTTTATCATAAGTAGAAGTTGATTCCACTTCTAGGATTGGGAGACCAGCGGCATCATTAACAGAGAAGATGGTGCCTGTGACTTCATCAGTCACCCCGAATAAACGACCGTTGACACCGTCAACCGAAAATATATCAGATACTCCAGTATCATCATTGGTAACCGTAAGAGCGCCACTAACGTCTAAGTCTCCACTAATAGTAGAGGAACCAACGGTAATTCCACTCTGTGAGGTGTTCCCTTGGGTGAGAACTTCATCAAGTGTTTGATCGTCGGTTTCCGAAGAAAGAGGGGTGTAACCTAACGCTCCTGTAATGTCACCGCTGGTGACACCAGTGAGGAAAATACCAGTATCGTCAGTTGTTAAGAAGTTCTCATCAGTTATAGGATTATCAGCAAAGGTATAAGGACCAACTGACCAAGAATCTCCAGAACCTAAGTTACCATAAGGCACATAATGTAAATATACAGCCTCTCCATTCGGTAAATCCCCCTCATTAAGATCAAAAGATTGGGTATTATTATTGGTTAAGTTCCTAGAAAAAGCTGGTTGAGGATTTAAGTTTAAGTCAAAATCAGAAGTATCAGTATAATAAATATCTAACCTATCGAAAGAGATGTAATTAGTATCATTAAGGAATGTTACCGTAGTAGTCAAAGCTCCTGTTTGACCAGTTGAATTTACGGCAGTTTTAGAACTTAGAGATCCTGTGTGAGAAGTTGTCCCCGTAGAGTCTTGGACAGCGATACCACTTATAATTGGCTCATTACCATAAAAGTAAAATTCAGAAGTATGTACTCCAGAATTCCTATCTTCTAATTTAATTTTTACCCCAAAATGTTTGGCATAATCACCAAATACTTTAAAGTTATCATATTCAGTAAAAGCTAAAAAATTACTTTTGTAATCAACTAAAAAATCAGAATACTTAACTCCCCCAGTTATGTCTAATATGTCTACATCTATTTTTTGAACATATGAATTATCTAGGAAATCTGGCTGGGTCGAGACATCTCCACTAGATCTATCAAGAATACCCAAATCTATTTCTACAGCCCTATTTAAATGCACTCCACTACCACTAGCTACAGAATTCAAATCTGATTCATCTACAGTGAATACAGACTCAAATTCAAATAGTCCAGTGTTATATATTTCCCCTTCGCCGCTGTAATTGTAAGCCATTTTACCTAAACGTTATTATTTTTGTGAAAGATTTATCAAAGTCATCAACCTTGTCATACAATATAAAAGATCTAACCGTGGAAAAGTCTGAATCCAAGTATTTGTTAACTGTTGAAGTATCTCCCAAAGCTTTTACACTTAAAGAGTAATTTCCAACAGCAGATAAGTTATCAAAAACCACTGATGTTACATCTTCATTCACCCCTGAAGTTTGAGAGCTTTTGTTGGGGAATCGTAATATAGTTTCGTATCCATAATTATTTGTCACATTATCCCAATCACCACTAATATAAATAGTGTCAGCTTCTGTTCCTTGACCTGTACTTATTGTTAAATTTTCTGGGCTACTTAAAGTAATATAAGTAGTATCTCCTATCTGTGTAGCTACATTATAATCAAATGTATTCTCTTCCCTCTCAAGAGAGATGTCGTTTTCTATAAGAGAAAACTTGCCAGTTTCAAATTTACTAGCTGCAACTAAATATTCATTAGGGCTATTCTCTTTTATAGATTCTATTTTATAGAGTATATTGTCAGCATTTTTTAAATCAAATCTATATGGACTACCTAATTTAATAAATGGCAAATATTGAGCCGCATCGACACCGCTAACATAAGAGCCATCACCTGTTGAATTTACTACTGAGGCGGTCAAGGTTACAATGTGAGGTTCTGAATTCAATGCTATTTCAGATTCTAATATACCCCTACTATTTAATGGATTTAAATCTCCGCTAATATAACCTGATATATTAAATTCTGTAGTATCTCTTTTGTTTGCGGCAGAAGTATCATAATTAACAAGTTTGCCAGTATTTAGTTCTGTTAAGTTTTCAATACCTGTATCTTGAGCAATGTAATGATCATCACTCTCATTTAAACCTGTCGCAAATATCCAACCTGTGTAGTCATTATTAAAATATAAGATGTTGTCTCCAGTACCTGTATATAAAGCATATTGCTCGTATAGATCAGTATCTTCTGTAGTATCAAAACCTTCAGTATATCCAGAGAACTCATACAAACCTGTGTAAATATCAAAGTCCGTTTCAAAACTTTGCGTAACAGAAAAACTTTCCGCCCTAAATCTTTTTAATACTGACTTATCATTTAAATCACTAATAGAGTCTTCACCAGTAGGGTTATAAACTGTTAAAGTCCCTTGCATAGATGAAGAGCTATAAGGGCCACTAAGCCTTATAAATTCAGTATCAACGTCTACCTCCAAAATCTTACCAAAGTTTGATTTTTCATTCTTAAGATCATCGTCAACAATAATCAGATCACCGGGTTGACAAAGTAAAGCTTCTAAACCAGAAGTGAAAACTACTCTTTGATTCTCTTTGATTGTTCTATATATGAGATGTTGAGCCATTCTTCTTGCCATAGCTCTTGAAGTAACACCCAAGCCATCTATCCTCTTTTTGAACACTCCTCGACTACGTATATCTTCTTCATCTTCTACAGTTTCTACTTTCGGAGAGAAATTCTCAAATCTATCTAAATAAGAAACTTCTACAGTATTAAATTGCTGATCTCTCCTAAGTGTTGAGTAACTAAATACTCCATCTTTTACATTATTATTGTTGAATGTAGCTATTGCCGATTTGATTCTTTCGTCTGAAAAAGATACCTCTGAGGATCTAAAGAATGTGTGGCCTCTAAATAGTTTTGAAATTAATTGAATTGAATCAAATACTTTTTCATCACTTTGAAATATTATATTGCATGAATATCGAGGCTCTAATCCTCCCCTGCCATCAGGCACACCCTCAAAAACCCCATTAGAATCAACAGCATCGCAAAACCTTCCTATTTTATAAAGCTCCCATTTATTTATGTCTTGAGGTTCTATGTATTGACCTAAGCCATATCTAGGGTTTGTTAATAAATCATATAATATCCAAGCGGGGTTATCAGTCCATCCAATTTTAAAACCTCCATTCCAGTCTCCTTTATATATTTTTTTATTTTCCTCTTCAGAGCTTGTGAATTCAGAAACCGTATTGAAATACCTTTTATCTTTTCTCGACCCTGTATTTTGTGTAGGATAATAATTGTTAGGTATTTTTATTAATTTCAATCTAGAATCAAAAGTCCTTTGGGGGATAGATGAAAAACTTTTTGAATCTATTTTTGTACCTATTATAGCTGAAAATGGGTAAGTTAAATTTACTGGAATAATTTCTGTAACTTTATATAAAGATACATCTTTCGAAATTAAAATAGAAAAAGTCTCAGTAGAAAGCTTAGAAACTTTTATGTATCTTTTTTCAACGGAAGAATTAACATTGCTGTTTGAAACACTGTAGACACTAGGTAGTGAAAAAGATTGAGAAACATCAGCTATAACTCCTCCATTATTTAAATCTCTTACATGTTTGTATTGTTTGGGTTGCGCTAAAGCGTCTGGATTACCTATATCTAGTAAGGTTGGACTTTCAATAAGAGCTGCTATTCTATAAACCCTTGTATCACTAGGTCTAAGACTTCCATCCCCTAAGACTTTACCAACTTCAACTTCAACATTTAATATAGCGGGTAATTTATCTCCCAATTTGAAGTGTTTAGCATCGCTTCCATACTGCTTCTCCACAGTATCGAAAAGGCTGTTAATTTTTAATGTAATAAATACATCTGATACATTAGGGTTCTGAATTATGTGGGTGATAGGAGTAGCTTCCTCTTCGGTTTGAAGCTGCCTATTCTGAGAATTCCAAGATGAAAAATCTTTATCTCTAGTTGAACTTCCAACACGCACTGTATCATTACTACCCTCATTAGTAGGCAAACCTCTAGAATCTAAGGATATTATACGATCTGCATCATTAGGTTCATTATTACTGGGCCAAGGGCCATCGTAATTAGAAAGCTCCATTTTAAAGTCCTCTTTATTTTGCGCAGTGTTTCTTGCTAACCTTTGAACTTGACCAAGTAATTTAAACGGGCCATAAATATTCCTATCTATCGTCTTGTCTATATGAACTTTATTGAAAAAACTAAACGGTTGTTGAGTTTCCTTGCCTAATCTGGTTTCTATAAGAACGTTATTATAATTATATTTAGATTTTTCCGCTATATTATTTTGAGAAAGAGATAATTTTGTGATAGTTTTTAATTCTTTTATAATCTCATTGATTTCGTAATCCTTCGAAGTATACTTAGCGCCATCCTCATCTACACCTTCAAAAAAATTAACAGATTCTGCTTGGTCAACAAAAATAAATATACCTCCTAGAAGTGGTGAATTGACCTGTAAGTTACCATCGACATCAAATATTGGCATCAGCAAATTTGCAATTTTTGTACCCTGAGAAAAGTTAACTTTAACCTCATTCCCATTTACAACTTTAATAAAGTCAAAATTAATTGACTTAGGTTCTGTAAATTCAATAGAAGTTTGACCTGAAAGCAAATCTCTATCAGGATAATAAATCAAACAGTATCCACCTTTATCAAAAAGCTTTTCATGAAGTTCTTGATCTGTTTTTCTTTCCCAATCAGGGCCAAAAATAAAATTCATTTTACGCAGAATTAAATCGTGCATAAATTTATTTTGAATAACTTTAGTTTCTGGGTCAGGCCCATAAAGATTCCACGCTTCTCTAATTTTATTTAAAACTTCGAAATCAGAACCCGTCTTCTCTTTAAAAAAATATTTAGCAGCATGGGCAACTGTTCCATCTACGCTTTCAGCTTGTCTAAAATTGCCTATTCTGATGCTTGTATCTTTTTCAAAAACCACAGCAAAATCTGACGCACTTAAAGAGCTTTCATTAGGAAACACTGCATGAAATCCATGCCACTCCGAAGTGTTAACATTGTAATTAAAACCTTTCGATACGGTTCTGAATCCACGCCTTGTGGACAAATCAGGGGACAAAAAAGGTGATATCCCATCTACCAAGCTCAAAAAGTTTAATTTACCTTGTAAAAATCTACCGCCACCTTTTCCAAAAGTGGATACACTAGCCCCCTCATCATTTAAGTTACTAAAGCTATCTATTGTTAGAGAAATGTTTTGTAGTTCTTCTATAGATTGCTCATAATCAATATCAACTTCTGAATCTAAAGCTATAGAAACAGGAGTATCATCTAAATATATACCCCTAGATGTGTAATTATCTGGTAAAAGATTACCTTTATTATCTACCAAACCTTCAATAGGGCCATCAGAAATAAGATCTAGAGTCTCAAGGAAGCTAAAAGAAGCGCCAAACTGAAAATCTCCTATCTTAGGAGGGTTTAAAACCGCAGGTTTTACTTCGGGTTTTTTACTTCCCGCCCCATGTAACCTTTTTTTTCTGGATAAGTGATTCATTTTCTTAAATAGATGCATCTGAAATATCAACTTCAAAACCTGCTCCCCCTACTGTCATAGCAGATATGGTATCCACCGTTTGAGGTATTGACTTTACAGAAGACTGAATAACGCTAGAACCCACCTTCAATCGACCGTAGCCAATAGGTAAAGGAGAACCTTGAGATGTGAGATTTATTTGACTATTGTTAAATGTTAAAGAGCTTTCTGACCCACCAACAGTAGACTCTCCCCCGTCAATAACCCCCGGGTCCATTAAAGCATATTGTATAGCCGTACTAGCTAGCATAAATAGGACTGCCATTCCAAAATCAGCAGAACCAACAATAAAAGGTACAAAATCTATCTCTTGTGGATTTTTACTGTTTAAAAACTCTTCTTTGTTGAGTCTTTTCTTATTAACTACCAGCTCGTAAGAAAATCCCTGTTTTTGAAGATCTATAACAGCTTTTCTAAAGCCTTCCCTATTAGAATCAATAGCCCTAATAACATCTCTAGGCTTGTTAATTTCCATTTTAAAGACTTCGCCATATTTTTTGGCTAAAATCCCATGTAATCTAATAGTTGTCATAGTCTTCCTTAAACCTGTTGAGTATATTTACATCTGTTTCTAGATTTTGTGGCTGATAAAGATTAAATTTTTTAGTTTCAACGCTATATATTAGGAAGGGTATACAACAAGTATCTGACATTTTTACGTCAAATTCAGATGGATTCTCATCTCCTTCGATATGGCTATGATAAACAGCTAATAATTCATAAGATTCTTTAAATATTAAATAGTTTAAAGGGTCTATCATAAAATGCTGAACAGGATTTTCAGATATATTTTTTTGATGCTGAACGACATACTCCTCTTTTTCTTTATCAAAACCCAAAAAACCACAAACTTCTATATAATCGTTAGATTCTGAAGTGTCTACAATATTTTGAAAAGCTTTTTTAAAATTCATATTTTGTTGTTTCCAAATTTATAGTCATACCCATCCGTCCCCGGGAAAGCCCCAAACGGCAACACATAATCAGCATTTTGGTTAGGGACAAAGTCTTCGAATGTAGCTTGAGAATATTCAATTGTCCTTTTCTCAAATCTAGCGTAAGCGCTATTGCTTCCATTTGCATATAAGGGGTAACCCGTCAAATGATAATCCCCAATATGCTCATCCAACAAAACCCACTCACTACTATGTAAGCCCGTATTCATATCATACCAAGCTACTAAATCACCGTCACCTGTTAAATCCTCTAAATAACCAGTAGCTTCGTTGTATCTAGTGGGGACATAATTAGAGTATTCATCAACTCTTTTTTGTAGTCCGTTATCTGTTAAATAATAATCCTGCTGAGAAATAGCTTTATTAGTCGCTAAACCTATAATTTCATCATTATTTAAAACTCTTCTCCATATACATGATTGAGCTATATCCCCAGCAAAACAAGTTCTATCATTAAATATAGTATTACTATCAGCAAATAAAGAAAAGAAATCAGCTCCAATGAAAGCTGTAGAATCAATAACCCTCCTTTGTAAGAAAGATAAATTACCATACTGATCTCTTTCAGGATTCACTAAAATTTCTATTTTATGCACCCCATCTAAAATAGAAGCTCTAAAAGCCAAAAAGTAAAATTTATTTTCATCTGCAAATCCAGCTTGAGCTTTGTGGGCTGTGGAGTGAGTTCCGCTAGATTTTATGGTGGCAAAATCCAAGTCTAAACCCTCTCCATCTTTAGAAAAGAATAGGTTAGCTCTAATATTGCCATTAACACTCCTAGAGCTATCAACTGAGAAATCAAAATTACTATCTCTTTGTAAAGTTTGTGTCGCAAAAATAGATGGATTGGATGTAACATCAAAACCATCAGCAGTCTGTTTGGAACCTCTAGCCCACAAAGTAACAGTCCATTGAAATGGAGATGCTGTATTAAAAGGATAACGCACAGCAGAGTCGTCACTATAAAACAAAGCTGCGAGACCTCTGCCTAAATGCATATAATCAAACGAAGCTGAAGAACTGCCAACAAAAATTTTCTTTAGACTGGTACTAGAGAAACGTTTTTGACAAGCTTCTATTTTTTTTGTACAACCATCTTTTTGCCAATAGGAGGGGTTATCTTCGGGACTTTGGTTTCCAGAGTGAGATTTAACACATACATACCAGATTTTGTGATAAATTGGATCATTAACTACATTCCTATCAATAATTACATTTTTATTTTCTAGGTAAACTGCATCTCCAGCAGAATAAGCTTTATTAGATTCATAGAATTTATCTTCAGAATCGAACTCTTCATTTATATTCAATCCTACAGGAACACCAGAAGCATCCAAAAAAGCCTCTCCGTTATCTTTTTCTATTGGTTTCCCGTTGTATCTACAACCCAAACCTCTATACTGCCAATAACAATATTTAGCGTTTACAGTTCTGTGATTAACATCAAAATTATCCAAGTCTAAAGGCAAATTCAACTCAAATTCAACAAAAGATTTATTCTCTTGAATTTTTTGCCCTATTAAATACTTTTCTTCTGAGATTTCTGATTCTGAGTTAGCTAAACCAAAAGGGTTTGATCCATCAAAATTTGAATCGTCTAAATGTTTTACGAAAACCTTCTTCCTGTAAAGTTTGGCATTTTTAAAATCTTTATACTTCTCCAAAAAATAGGTGATAATTTTATCTACATTAGATATTTTTATTTTAGGTCTAGGTAAGCTACCATCAGCAAAGACTCCGAAACCTTCAGATTCTACGGGGATCGGTATATATTGAATACCTTGCCAAGTCACATTACCCCCAAAAACAGAACCTCCATGAAAAGTGAAAAAAGTTGAAGGCGCATTCGTTATATCTGGGTATATTTTGTATAATTCTAGTATAGCTGTTGGTTGCAAATCCAACAGACTTCTCGCTACTTCATTTTTACCTTCAGCCGCCATATTTAATATTACACCTTTTCTCTTATTATAACCAGTATAAATGATAATTAAACATTTAATAAACCAAGAAGACGCTTGGATCGACTTCAAAGATTTTTGCTTCAAATCTAAACCTTTTAATGCATTCTGCTTAGGCTCTAGAACAATGAGAGAACAATCAATAAGGAAGTATTTTAATAACTTTTGCTCAGAATGCCAAATTTACACAGCTGAAGATAATGGTGATAATATACTCTACATTTTCAATAAAGAGTGTGACAACTTCAACATGATTCAATTCATATTTTCTAAGAGGCCCAGATATTTGAAAAAGACATTTGAAGCTGCATACGCCATAATGGATCATATAAGAACAGACAATAACAAATATTTTGCCTCCGCAATCAGAAGAACATTTAAAGTTGATTCTTATAAAAAATGGATTGATAGATACGACAAAAGAGCTATAATATTAAATAATGAGGATGAGACCGTCCTATGGTATAATAAAGAAAAAATGGAAAAAACCCTTAAAGTTGTAGGAACAAATAATGCTAGTCAGCACCTACAAGATAAAATCGTTAAATACGAGATTATCAATGTAGAATCTGGAATAAACGCCTGTGTGACTCAAGTTTCTATTGATGACCAAAAATATCTTTTTGATTGCAAACGTATCTCACTAAGAGAAGGAAAAGGCATTATTCAAGGTATGATTTCTGACGATAAGACATTTGTAGCAAACATAGTTTTAGAATTTAACCCATAAAATGAACCAAGAATTA